GGGGTCAAGTCTTGAAATAGTCTTTACGCATGTACCTACCAAGGATGTTCGAGTTGTAGTATGCAGGCGTCCCATCTGTCATAGCCTCCGTAAGTACATTGTTGAGAAATAATTGTCGGGTCTCTTCAAAGTTTGTGAGTCCCTTTGTTTTATGTAGGCTTAAAATCTCTCTTTTGAAGTTCGTTTTGCCGAACTTTTTTAAGTCTTCTTTTAATTCAGGACAGGAACCGTAGTATTTCTTCCAGTCTGATTCCTGTTTTACCTTTCTTTTCTTCCCTGGCGGTGTTCTGAAGGACCAAAAATATTTTCTCCCAATGTACTGTCTACCTGTGGAGAGATTGGTAATGACATAAACAAAACCATAGTTGTCCAGAACATCGCAAGAATTAAAATCCCGTTCCAAGAAGGTCCATGGGTTTTCATAATCAGTCGGGGTCTCCGTCGTTGTCGTCACCTATACTAACCTTCCAATCATCTGACTGGAGATATTTAGAGGGGTCCGAATATACCTCCGATTCTAACTCACTCAACAACTCTTTGAGTGTACGGATAAGTTCTTTTAATTTGGTTTGGTTCATGCTGGATAATCCCAATTAGTTATCAATTGTGTTTTGTGTTCGGGACCCCACCCGCCACAGTAGATATAAGGTGCAGTGCGAATTGGACAACTATCACCAGTACACAGAAGGTCATCTACAATCCTCCAACTCTCCATGACTTCTTCAGCATGGACAAAGTTAGACTGGTCCCCATTGATAGCATCATACAATAGTTTTTCATATCCGTCTATTGCTCTGTCTTGTGGATAATCGTAGGTAAGGGTGGCAAGTTCCAATTCGTTAGTGAATCCAGGCGACTTAATGTCCATACGAATATCAAGATGAGGATTAGGTTGTAAGCGAATGACAATGCGGTCTCCAACTTCTCCCTCATAAAGTTTTAGCGGTGGGGTCTTGAGTTTGATAACAACTTCTACACAACCGTAAGGCATCTTCTTACCAGTCATGACGTTAAAAGGAACTCCTTCCCAACGCCAGTTATCGACGAATAAACTACCAGCAAAATAGGTAGGAGTACCACTGTTAGAATCAACGCCCTCTTCATCACGGTAGCCATCGTACTGCCCAAGAATAATGTTCTCGCTCATTCTAGTGGCGGCGAGTACCTTTGTCTTCTCACGTCTGATTTCCCTGGCATTCATCTTGCTGGGAGGTTCCATAGCAATTAATGCAAGAACTTGCAGAACATGATTCTGTAGCATATCCCTGACAGCACCAGCGGTCTCATAATACTGGGCACGACCCTCACAACCAATAGTCTCCGAAGCAAAGATTTGAACCTCGTCTACATACTGGCGATTCCAAAGTGGTTCCAAAAATATATTACTAAACCTAGTAGCAAGTAGATTATTAACAGTGTCTTTGCCGAGATAATGGTCAATGCGATATACTTGTTTCTCGCGTAGATGTCGCTCCACCACAGACTGTAGAGAATCAGCAGATTTATAATCGTACCCAAAGGGTTTCTCGATAACCAATCGGGAGTGGTCAGGGTCATCGAGTTTACCCGCTGCCTTAAGATTAACAATAGCGTTAGAATACCTTTCGGGAGGAACCGATAGGAAGTAAGTATTATCGTGAAGGTAATCAGGAAGGTGAGTAAGAGTATCAACATTGTCTAAATCGGTAGAGATGTAATCTAGTTGATGCATGAACTCCTCAGGATAGTCCCCAAGCGATTCTTTCCACTGTGTTGCTGTTGGTTGTCTTCTGGCAGAACCAGTGATAAGGAAGTTATCTGGAATGAGTTTCTTTTTCCAAAGTTTATAGAGTGCAGGAATTAGTTTCTTTCTGCAGAGGTCTCCAGTCGCTCCGAAGATAACAATACCTTTAGTGAGCGGTGCCGTTTCCATCATAGTCGTCCGAGTCGTAATACGATATCTCACCTTTATATCGTCCAAATGCGATGGTGGCACATACAAAGGGTATTGCCAAGATTGCAAGGGCATCAGCGAGGTTCATTTTTTTCTGTAAGTCCTAGTTCATTTAGGTAATCAAGCCACCATTGGGGGTCCTTTCGTTTCCAATCGGGGACATCTAGTCCCCGTTCAGAATACCATTTGTAGAGTGTTTCATCGATAATCTGTGCGGTGTGAATATTCCTCGTCCTCCTCATCAACATCTTCATATGCATTTGCCACATAGGGTCCGTGGGGTCGTTTGGCATCCATTTTCCCATATTCAACCTCAGCGTTAACTGCTGCAATCCATACAGATAGTTTCATTATTATGTAGATGATTGCTAAAGGTGTAAAACATGCTACAAGAATTAGTGGTTTCATCTTACATCGTGTCCTCCGAACATTGCTCGCATTCCATTGAGGACTCGGTTAGTAAAGTTTCCGAGTCTTCTTGATTCAAATCTTGCGTAGAGGGCGCTAGTAATAACAGGAGCGGGTACACCAAGGTCCACAGCAGCGTGACAAGTCCAACGACCCTCACCACTATCGCTAACTCCCCCATCGAACTTGCTAAGCTCTCTATCGCTCCGTAGTACATCAGCGGTAAGGTCAAGTAACCAACTACCAACCACGCTACCACGACGCCAAAGCTCAGCCACCTTAGCAACGTCAATGTCATACTGATAATCTTCTGGGTTATCCATTGGAGCAACTTCAGCATCACCCTCCTTAGTGTATGCTGCCCCAGCATTAGCTTCATGCAGGATATTAAATCCTTCGGCGTATGCTTGCATGATTCCGTATTCGATTCCATTGTGAACCATCTTTACGAAGTGACCTGCTCCAGCACCTCCACAGTACATCCAACCATACTCTTCAGGGTAGAGGGTATAACCAACCCGACCTGGGAGACGTTCGGCGGCAGAGATACCTGGGGCGAGAGCGTCGAAGATAGGACGGCAGACATCGACCGCATGCTTTCCGCCACCAACCATAAGACAGTATCCACGCTCCAGACCATAAACTCCACCAGAAGTACCGCAGTCAAGATATTGGATACCCGACTTTGCCAGACGTTCCGCCCTTTTCCTTGAGTCCTTAAAATTGCTATTGCCATGGTCAATAATAATATCTCCTTCACTACAATATCGTAGTAGCTCATTGAGTGTATCCTCTACTGTTTCTGCTGGTACAACCATCATGAAGACACCAGGGATGATGCCGCCATTCTTTTTACTTTTAACTACTTGAACAAGGCTTTCAATAGAAGTGGTACATCCACTGATATAACCCTTTTCATATTGTTCGCAAGCTTTTTCATAGTTGTTTCTGTAACCGTGAACTTCGATACCTTTTGCTATCATGCGACGAGACATGCCCTCGCCCATGCGACCCAATCCAATAATACCTACTTTCATAAGTTTAAGCTATAAATTTTCTTTGAACCCCCACAGAGTTATTCTAGTGTCAGAATCGATACTCGTCAAGTATATCGAGCACCCTATCGAGTTCATAATGGGCACCCCGATGCCAGTCACCTGTTTTATCGGGGTGGTTGAAATTGTTCAAGTCATGCTTGAGTTTCAATACTCTGCACTTAATCTCATCCTTTGTTAAAGAATTTCTGGGCATCTTCCCAATCCCTCCTGAAGATATCGAGTCCAGCATCAGTCAATGCATGGCTGTACATTTTCAAAAAGACAGAATGAGGCATAGTGCAAATATCAGCACCCACTCTAAAACATTTTGTGACTTGACCAGCATCACGAATGGATGCAGCAAGGACTTGGGTGTCAATGTTATGTGTAGCGAAGACATCAGAGATTTCCTCCACCAGTTGTACTCCGTCCCAATACTGGTCGTTCAATCGACCGACAAAGGGAGACACATAAGTTGCCCCTGCTTTGGCAGCCAGAATCGCCTGAGCGGCGCTGAAGATAAGGGTGACATTAGTTGTGATGCCATCCTCATGCAGACGCTTACAGGCGATTAAACCCTGGTGTGTGCAAGGTACTTTGATTGTCACATTGGGACCAATGGCAATGTAGTCTTCTGCCATTTCAAGCATCTCATCTGCCATCTCCCCCATGACTTCGGCGCTAATTGATGCTGACCAGGGAAAGATATCAGACAGTTCTTGAATAACATCCTTTGGGTCTCTACCACTTTTTTTAATCAGACTGGGGTTAGTGGTCACCCCATCAATGAGTCCAGTAGCATATGCGTCTGCTACTACTTCTGTATCAGAGCAGTCCAGAAAAATTTTCATGACTCTCCTATGCGTTTGAACTTATTTAGGGTAGCACTACCTACAAAAAAAGCACCCCAAAGGGTGCTTTGTGTTGATATCAAGATGTGAGTTTCCAGGCTGTGTTGCCTCTAGATTTATGTTCGACCCACTTAGCGTAGTGTATACCACGATAAGTTAAAAACGCGAACGATTTTTCTGGGTCATGCTTTTCAGGGTCAAAGTCTGGAAGACCATATTCTAGTCTTACCTTAAACATTTGCCCCCCCGTCCCTTACTTACTATAAACGTGACCGCGATAGCAGAAGGTGCCGTGGGCAT